ACGATAGACGGTAATTTCTCAGGCTTCTCGTTCTTGTTCTGAACTCTCTTGATTTCAAAACCGAACAGTTTCAACCCGTTATTTGTATCTTCTGCCATATCACTCTCTACGTAAGATACGGGGGCGTGATGCCCCCGTTCCCTATTACTTATACTTCAATTAAGAAGTTGTGTCAGATTCCCAGTACTGGACTTGGAACTCAGTAGTAAAGTTTTCCACTTCGTCGGATGTTCCGTAACTAACGTCGATTGCACTAACGTTAGTGGGGAAACAACCACGGAAGTTGTAAGTCTTTACAGTCTCTCCATCCTTGTCCAACTGCTCGACGATCAAGTCCGCTTCGTAATCAACGGGGTTGGTCAGACCAGTATTTGCACTGTGTGCATTGATACCGTTCATCCAACGCTCCATTGCGTTACGGACATTGAAGTCTGTATCGTTGAGGATAGTCACTGTCCACGTACCGAAAGTACGATCACCAGCGATCTTCAACTGTCTACCACGGAAAGGAACTGTTACCACTCCCATTTCCGATGCAGGTAACTGAGCAGCAGTGCAGAGGAATGATGTCAGTTCGACATCACCCCCAGCATATGCGGGAAAGTTGACAGTCGCTTTGAAGAGATTAGGACGTGCACCGCCCCCTCTCAACTTGGACTTAAAGTCATCTACGCCTAAAATTGCCATCTTTCTCTACTCCCTTAAACTGCGCCAACTACTTCTTCGAAGTCTACACCACTACGAACTGCGACGAAGTTCAACGTCACGAAGTTAATAGAACGTGCAGGCTTGATGAAGATAGAAGCCACAAATTCGTTTCTGTCAACCACTGCGGGGGTGTTGTTTGTTTCGTCACAAACCACCTTAAAGTCAGTGATACCTCTTCGACCCTTGATCTCACGAAGCAGGGGTTCAACGACATTCACGAATTCTGCACGAGTAAACTCGTCGTTGAATTCGAAGAGAATGTTTTTCGCAGCTTGTGCGATAGACTTCTCAATACCGATGAACAACCTACGAACGTTGATTCTGTCAAATGCAGAAGGTCTAAGTTCGTGTGTCTTATCTCCATAAAGCACGAGACCCACGCCAGGAATGTTGGCAACAGGGTTAACGTTAGCTTTATATAGTGCGTCTCTCTGAGCCTTGTTGGGAGAGTGTGCAATATCTGTAACTGCCAGATAGTTACCACGTCTCTGACCCGCAGGAGAATACCAAGGTGCAGCAACAAAATCAGTTGCAGCCATGATACCCGCTGTCGAAGAGTTAGCAGGGATGTAGATGTATTGATCGTTGTACTTATCGAACACCTTGAGGTAGTTGTTATCTACAATCAAGTAAGAACTGTTCGACAGGGAATTTGCAAACGAAATGGCGTTAGTATTAGCCTGTGTAGTCGATACACCAACAATACCGTTTCTGTGAGGAGAAACAGGAACCACACAATCCTTTCGGTCTTTTGCAATACCGTTGCAGTAGTTTGCAATGGTAATCCCATCCGAATCGTTAGTAGACTGAGGAGGAATTAGGAAGTCCACCTGAATCTGCTCAGCGTCATCAAACAGATCGAAACCTGCAGTGATTTCGCTGTTAGTAAGATCGGAAGAGTTGACACCACCACCTAAGATCAGGTTGGAGTTAGTGTCAGTCCATGCAGATGTACCCAGCGAGTAATCCGTAGCAGAATCAATATCAGGAGTCAGACCCCAATGTTGACCGATTCCGTTGAAACTAGAACCAAAGGCAGAGTCCGCTGCGAATGCACCAGCCCACACGTACTGTGAACGTGTGTCCAGAACATCTTTGATGTAGTTCGGAGAACCATCAGGAGTCACCGCACCTTTTGCCACAGACAAGTGAGGGAATGTTTCCAACACAGAGCCGGGCGTACCAGTGAATGCGCCTGTACGGTCAATGATTGCTACGTGAACCTCATCCTTCGATGCACCGTTTTCGGTTGCATATGCAGAAGTTGTGGGAGCACGGTCAAAAGAACCCTTGTGAGACCAATCGTTAAAGTAATCCGCACCGTCAGAATCGGCAGCAGGACAGAAAGATACTGTCAATGCGTTACCTAATGCGCCGGGGAACTTAGCAATGAATGCACCAGATTGACTGTTGCTTGCAGTATAGGAAGACTTAACTGTTGTGTCCCAGTGCTCAAGACTGTTGACAACAAAGTCTGCAACTGCACCATCGCTATCTGCGGGGTTACGAAGTGCTTTCCAAGAGGAGTGTGCGTTTGTACCTCCGTTGTTACCACGAACAACGTAGAGGGAGTTAGTGTACTTTAAAAAGTACGAGGCACTGTGGAAGTCCACAGCATTGTCTTCGTTAGGTGCAGCAAATACTCTCACCAGTCCAGATTCGTCTGCGACTAGTGTTCTAGAGTTTACAGGCCCCCAACGAAAGTTTCCTACAAAAGCACCGACAGAGGTAGATACATTGGGTGCAACACCCGACAGATCAATCTCTTTGATGGTAATTGCAGGAGACAGAGACGGTGATAGTAATGCCATAACTGTTATCCTTTTCGTTTACAAATTATAAGTGAGTGCATAATACGGTTTTTTTCAATCACTATTATTTATAAAATAAGAGATTTCACCAGTCATCCTGTCTCCAGACTTGCCATTCATTAGTGGCGTCTTCTCTCGCTTCTAACTCTGCAATGTGTTGACTTCCATCGTCTATGAACCCAAATGCGGGGATATCATCTGCGATCTGTTGCATCCTATCGTCGAACAACATTTGTTTCAGGTTAATGTCGGTCATGTCCGCAAAGAACTGTGTGGACACGAAGTATCCGAACATGACGAGGTTCATCATGATATCGTCATGGTTTCCGTCCGATGCTTCGTAGGACTGACCCTTTGCGACAAACGTAGATATTTCAAGGATGGTATTCTCATCCACAACGTCCAGCTTGCGATTCTCTAGAATATCCTTTATACTAGAACACCCCAATCGTTTGACCTTACGGTTCATTTCGATACCAAGACCGGATGCCTTGATCGAACTGGTCACGTGCATATGTTCATATTCTAGTTCATGGTAGAGTCCGTTACATACCACCCCACCCTGATCATTTGCTTCCACAACAACATATGCCTCATTGTAGAGATTCGCATACTTATAGATAATGTTGGGAAAGAGAATTGGAGAGATAGTATTGCAGCGATAAACCGCAACCTGTTTAAAAGGTTGGACTGCTATGTCGATTACCGTGAAGGTCGAATAATCCTGCCCTCTTCCTTTAGATACGTCAACCGTGAAAAGATAATCATGTCCTTTCTTCGGGTGTTCGTAAACAAGTAGATCACCACCCTCCAGTACTTCGATTGGAGGTTTCGCCCTCAACGAGAGTAATGTCTCTGCGTTGATTAGTGTGTCGCCCGTGCCGAAAAAGGTGTTCCCGAACTCCTGATCGAACTGCAGTTGTGATGTGTTCGAAATGGTTTGTTCCTTCCACTTCTCATCACGGCCTGGCACGTCCCACCAGTTTACTTCAAATGACTTGTATTCGTTGATTCCTTGAACCGCCCCTTCCCAAATCTTGTGGAATACATTTCCGATACCGTTTGCGGTAGACGTGATAATAACTTTTGTGTCCTTTCCAGCAGACACGACAGGGTAGGTAGAAGTATAGAATTCAGAAGCCCGTTCAACGAAAGCAAACTCATCAAGGAATAGAAGGTTAACAGACATACCACGGATAGAACTGCCACTGGTAGCAGCAGCAATAATACGACTGTTATTGGAAAATTCGATGCTACCTTTGTTGAGTGCTTTGCAGCCCGGTTGGAGAAAGAAAGGTAGATTTTCAAGGGCGAGTGTAACACGTCCTAACATCTCCCTCGCAGTTGCACCCTTGTTTGCGAGGACTGCGATAGTTTTTTCGGGATGAAAGATTGCATACCACAACAGGTATACAACCGATGAAATAGACTTACCGGACTGCCGACACGCCAACACGATAGAGAATCGGTTGTCGTTGAAGTGGTGAAACATCTGTTCTTGGTAGGGGTAAAGATCAAAGTTGACAAGACCCTTGTCCAGTGATATAATCTTAGCATATGTTCTTGCGAAGTATGCTGGGTCTTGCATACACTTCTGGTACTCAGAAATCTTGTGTGCATCCCACTCCTCGTTAACCCCATCTCTCTTGACATTGGGATTACCAAGATAAGACTCCTTACTCTGAAGACTGCTCAGCATCAATCACCTTTTCATTCTGTAGGAATCGTTGAAGTTCGGTAGTCGAACCGATGAACAGATTGTTGTTGGTTGTACCCCCAATCTGTTTGGGTTCATCCACACGATCAATCTCTTTCTTCTGTTTGTTGAGTGCCATGAGCTTGTCGTTGATGTCTGCCATGTTCTTCATCATGTTAGACAACACTTCAAAAGCACGAGGGTGTTCACTCTCCCGTGCAACTTCAACCATAAGTTCCATCGACTCCCTACCCTTCTCTAGGAGATCGTAGTAAGTCTCTCTGGAATACTCGTAGTCTTTATCGATGTTTTTATTTGACATAACTGACCTTCATGTACTCATATGCTTCGTTTGCAAACTCACCGTTTGCGTCCACGTAGTGAAAGAAAACTTGATGCGTTGTTGACGGACATTCGTCCCTCCAATGCCTGACATCACATCCTTTATATACCACTGCGTCACCCTCTTCTAGTGTGACGGGATCACCGTCCATGTAGATGTCCCAAGTCTCTCCTTCGTTAGATATATTTAGCGTTACACTATATTCACAGGCGGG